ACTCGTGGGGGCACCGGCGTGCGGTGATCTTATGAAACTACAAATCAAGGTAATAGATGGCATCATCACAGACGCAAAATTTAAGACATACGGATGCGGCTCGGCGATTGCAAGCAGTTCTCTGGTCACTGAATGGGTCAAGGGCAAAACGCTTGACCAGGCATCAGGAATCAAGAATTCACAAATTGCTGAAGAACTCAGCCTTCCTCCGGTCAAGATACATTGTTCGATACTCGCTGAGGACGCTATCAAAGCCGCGGTAGAGGACTATCGAAAGAAGCATGTTTGAGAATTATCTAGTCAGTGGGGCTGGTAGAGTAGGTGGGCATCTGATATTAAATATAATACGATCTGCTGGGCATAATGCAATTCATACTCATGACACAAATTACACAACCGGCAATGATGTTACTACTGCATTGTTAGTAATCAATAGAAGAGATCGATTTTCTGCAATTATGAGCAACGCAATAGTATGGCATACAGGACAATCAGTTGATTATGATAATATCAATATAGACCCGTTTACAGTTGATATTAATAGATTTAAATTATTATACAATTTGCATTGTGACCATTATAAACAATATGATTTTACAAGATCATATGGTATTGTAGAACATTTTTATTATGAAGATTTTGTTAACAATCATGACCATGTTTATAATAGATTAAATTTAAAAAAGATTACAGACCTCTTGCCACATTGGAAACCGGCTCCGTATAACTATAAAACATTAATTCAAAATGAATCTGAATTGCGTGAATTATACGCAGAACTAACAAAAAAAGCACATGATCTCGTTAACTGACTCTGCACAAAACAAAATCAAAAGATTAATTACGACCAAAGGATATGCTGGTATTCGCATAGGTGTAAAAACCACTGGTTGCTCAGGACTGGCTTATGTGTTAGAATATGTTAAAGAATACACCGCCGATCCCGCTACCATAAACTATGCACAAGATTCCTTTGCAGTTGTGGTTGACAAAAAGCATGATGTATATTTGCAGAACATGACAGTAGATTATGTGCGTAAAGGACTAAATGAGGGATTTGAATTCGTCAATCCCAATGAACGTGACCGTTGCGGTTGCGGAGAAAGTTTTAGAGTTTAATTTGTACAATCCAAAATTTGATTATCAACCCATACCCAGGGTCACAATAGACGGTAAAAGATTCTATGCCACCCCAGACGGCAACCGGTTACCTTCAGTAACTACTATATTAGATAAAACAAAACCCCCAGAAAAGGTTGAAGCACTGAACCAATGGCGTCGTAGAGTGGGTGCAGAAAAAGCACAGCAAATCACCACAGAAGCCGCAAACCGTGGCACCCGTATGCACACATATCTTGAACACTATGTCAAGACAGGCGAAACAAAAGAACGTGGATCCAATCCGTTTTCATGGCCTAGTCACATCATGGCAGACACTGTGATCAAGCACGGACTCAAAAATGTAAGTGAATTTTGGGGCATCGAAGTTCCGCTGTACTTTCCCAAGATATACGCCGGAACCACAGACGGTGCAGGCATGCATCTAAATGAAGAAAGCATACTAGATTACAAGCAAACCAACAAGCCCAAAAAGCGTGAATGGATTGACGATTACTTTGTGCAACTGTGTGCCTATGCAGAAGCACACAACGAAGTACATGGCACACGAATACGCAAGGGCGTGATTTTGATGTGTGTAAAACCTGATTTAGATGATCAACAAAACATTGTGGGAACCCCACAATACCAAGAATTTGTGCTGGAAGGTGCAGAATATGACCACTATCGGGACCTGTGGTGGCGAAAGGTCGAACAGTACTACATGCTAAATATGTGATGCAAATTTATCTTACTGTCAATGTTGTTAATAAAAAGTGGTATATAGGAAAAGATAAGAACGGCCGTACTGGGTACTTTGGGTCCGGTACCTTACTTAAAAAAGCAATAAAAAAACACGGTAAACAGAATTTCAAAAAGTTTGTTCTTGAAACATGCGAGTCAGTTACTGATCTTAATTGTGCAGAAATTGCATGGATAAAATACACCAATGCAGTCAATTCCGAAAAAAGTTATAACATTGCAATTGGTGGTGCAGGCGGCCCAGGTGACAACTTTAAAGGTTGCAAAGAATGGTTTCAAATGTTATCCAGTGATGATAAAAAATTATGGCATGCTAAACAAGCAGAAAGTCGATCAAAAGGGTGGTATGTTAGTCGTATTAGCGACCTGGATGAAGTGTACGTTAACAACATATCTAAGTGGTGTGAAGAGCATAATGTTGACAAATCAATTCCAACATTATTAAACACGCCAACAAGTCGACTTTTTTTAAAACAAACAAAAGGTTGGAGAATCCGGAGAGCAGATATGCCTAAATTAACACCATATGTAAATAAAAGAAAAATAGGACACAAAAATATTGCATGTAAGGGAAAAACATGGAAATTAATAGATGGGAAACGTGTCTGGAATATTAAGGGAGAAATATAATGGCTATAGTCCAGATCTCAAGAATTACGAATCGTAAAGGGCTGTTGGAGGATCTCCCCCAACCACTGGCCGGCGCAGAGCTTGGCTGGGCAATCGACGAACGCAGACTGTTCATTGGCAACGGTGATTTAGTTGATGGCGCACCTGTTGTGGGCAATACTGAAGTGTTAACTGAATTTAGTGACATTTTAAATTTTACCAGTGGGTACACCTATCAAGGCACTGCTGGTGGCTACACTGTACAAACTGGACTCAGCGGCGGCACAGTAAGCCAGAGCCTGCAATCTAGACTAGACAGTTATGCGGTGATCACAGATTTTGGTGCCACAGGCGATGGGGTCACTGATGTTACAGAAATTATCAACAATGCATTGTATCAGATGTATTGTCGTGACGTTAATCCACAAATTCGTAGAAGTTTATTTTTCCCTGCTGGCACTTATATTATTAGTGATACATTGTTAATACCGCCTTATTGTAAATTATACGGCGAAGGTCCCGAGAGTTCAATCATTTATTTCTATGCGGCCACTTGGACCAGCACTGTTGCTTATGCTTCGGGTGTGTTGGTGCAAAATAGCGCCACCTACTACAGAAGTCAATCAGCGGTGCCTATTGGCACAGCAATTTCAAATGCAACCTATTGGACGGTGGAAACATTGCCCTCTTATATTGTTAGAACTGCTGATAGTTTGCAACAAACTGGTGCTAACATCGGAACCAATGGAGCACTTCCTCCAGGGTTCTTTGAAATCACAGGAATGAAATTCCAAACCGACCAGGCAACTCAGAATGGAGTGTATGTGGAAGCCGCAACTGACTGCTCTTTTGAAAGCGTCAATGTTGAAGGTCCAATGACTGCTGTATCATTGACCACTGCCGCTAATGCCACAGCCTGTGTGCGTTGGAACAGTACTGGCAGTTATATTTGTAAAAATGTAGAATGGAACCATGCCACATTGTCTGGCATGGTTTGGGGCACAAATACCGATGAACAAATCGAAGGTGTTACTTTCAGCAACTGTTATTTTGACACATTATATCAAGGTGTGTATCTAGGCAATACTGTGGCACCGGCTGTGGGACCTACTGGATTCCGTATTGTACAAAATCAATTTGACAATATCTATGTTGAAGGTATTGTGATAGTCAATGTCAGTCTCAATGCGTCTGCTTACAACGTATTTTATGATGTGGGCAACCATTTTAATGGCACAACAAATCCTGCATCATCAATCATTGATATCAATGCTATCAACAATATCAGTGTAGGTGATGCATTTGAACGCACAACTACCTATTCAAATACATTTCCCAGAATCAAACTCAACAATACCAACAGTATTGCGCTGGGCATGAATATGAGTTATATCACATTCTATCAAAACAATGTGGCCAATCTTACTTTTGCCAATCAACTGGCGCTGGGAACCTATCAACGTTCAGCTGGTATACAAGATAATTTAACTGTGTCTGGCAGTGCGCAGACCTTGTTTACTTTTGACGCAGACGATATTGCCGCGGTCAAGATTGATTACACTACCAAGACCGACAGCGATAATGCAGTTAGAACTGGCACATATATCATTGTGCGTAGCACATCTGATTCAACCGGCGCCCTGGCATCAAGTGACACAGGCGTGCAAAATTCTGCAACAGGTGTCACTTTCAGTGTGATCGAAGCCTCACCTACCAATGTGATAAGTTGGAAGTATATCGCTACCAGCTCTGGCACCATCTATTATTCAGTTACAAAATTAGCTTGATGTGGCCTAGAACTTTTGCCGAACGGCTAGAGAGCTGGACACAAATGAGAAATCAAGTTTCAACCGCTGACCCAGCCCATGCACTACACACTATCAATCAATGGTGGTTTGATGCTCCTTGGAGAGCTTATCATTTACACTGGGATGATAGAGCAAATTGGCCGGATCCCTGGCAATTATTGAGTGACGATATCTATTGTTCTCTTGCTCGCGGGCTGGGAATCATGTATACTATAACTATGCTAGATCGACCAGATATGCAGGATGCGGTGTTGGCCGACACCGGTACTGACAATTTAGTCCTAGTCGACAAAAAGAAATATATACTGAATTGGGACCAGGAACAAGTGTTAAATATCAATCTAGGACCTTTCAAAGTCCAAAACAGCGTGACGCAAGAGCAAATAAAACAACAAATCGGGTAACAATGAAGCAAATTACAGTAGTCAAACGTGATGGTACTCGCGAACCATTAGCGTTAGAAAAGTGGCAAACACAGATTGCCAAGGTATGTGCAGGGATAGCGGATGTGAGTCAGAGTATGGTAGAGATCAAAGCTCAACTGCACTTTTATGATGGAATTACCACAAAAGAAATTGAC